AAACTGCAATTACTCTAATGAAAGGAAAAACATACAGATTTACACAATCAGATGCAACAAATGATGGACATCCTTTAGTTATATCAACTTCAAACTCATCTACACTTAGCACCTTTCAAGCAGGTATAGTTTCTTCAGGAATAACTTATTATTTAGATGGAGCAAGTAATCAATCTAATTATACAAATACATCTAATTTTAATGGTGCTACTACAAGGTATGTAGAATTTCAACCACAAACTACTGGAACATTTTATTATGGTTGTTATGTTCATGGTATTGGTATGGGTGGTGGTATAACATCTCAAAATGTAACCATTACTTTACCCTCAAGTCCAAGTGCAGGAAATATTGTTTCTGTTAAAGATTATGCAGGAACTTTTGACAGTAATAATTTATCAGTAGGTAGAAATGGTTCTAATTTTAATGGAGGATCTGATATTGATCCTACATTTGATGGAGAAGGTGCTTTTTTAACTTTTATTTATGCAGATTCAACAAAAGGTTGGTTGGTTACAGATGATTCAAATAATACAACTACAGCAGCTAATACTTTTATAGCCGCAACAGGAGGAAACTCTACACTTACAAATGGGGATTTTAAAACTCATGTATTTACAGGACCAGGTACTTTTTGTGTATCCGCTTCTGCTGGTCCAGTTGGTGTAGCAGAATATATGGTTATTGCTGGAGGTGGTGGTGCAGAACAATATGCAGGTGGAGGTGCTGGAGGATTTAGATCAACCACATTTGCTTGTATTTCAGCACCAGTAACATCACCACTCGGTACAGCGACAAAATTAACAATGACTGCTGGAGCATATCCAATAGTAGTAGGTGGTGGTGGTGCAACAGCTGAGACACTAGGTTCAAATTCAAGTTTTTCAACTATAACTTCAGGAGGTGGTGGTGGTGGAAAAGCAGATCCAAATGGTGTAGGTCAAGATGGTGGTTCAGGTGGTGGTGGTAGAGGAGCACCAGCTTATCCTGGAACAGGTTATAGTGGGGGTAGTGGAAATACTCCACCTGTAAGTCCACCACAAGGTAATGATGGTGGTAAAGGTTTTGATGGAATTTCAGTAAACACACAAGGTGGCGGAGGTGGAGGTGCAGGTGCAGTTGGTGGAGATGCAGCTCCAGCACAAGGTGGAACTGGAGGAATAGGTACATATAATTCAGATTCACTTTTTGGTCCAACAGCACCAAGTTATGGTACACCTGGTCCAGTTTCTTCTACAAGGTATTTTTCAGGTGGCGGTGGTGGAGCAACTAATAGTCCAGCTTCACAAACAAATGCTGGAGGAGCAGGAGGTGGAGGACAAGCTGATGGAAATGGAAGTGCAGGTACAGCGAATACTGGTGGAGGAGCAGGTGGCGGAGGAAGTCCAGGAACTGCTAGAGCTGGAGGATCAGGAATAGTAGTAATAAGATATAAATATCAGTAGGTAAATTATGACAAGTAAAATTAAAGTAAATAATATAGAAGATACATCAGGAAACGCACTTGTAACAAAATGTGGATCAACAATTACTTTAGGTAAAAGTGGAGATACAATTACTTTAGCATCAGGTGCAAGTCAAACTGGTTTTGGAGCAAGTGGTTCAGTTAATTGGGAAACAACACCTAAAACTTCTACTTTTAGTGCAGTTAGTGGTACAGGTTATTTTATAAATTCAAGTAGTTCAATTACAATGAACTTACCAGCAGGAACTGCTGGAGCAATCGTTTCAGTTTCTGATTATGCAAGAAATTTTTCAACATATAATTTAATAATATCTGCAAATGGTTCTGAAAAAATAGGTGGGCAAACAGATGATGCAAAATTAGATATTAGTGGTCAAGCTGCAACTTTTGTCTATGTAGATGGCACACAAGGTTGGATTAATGTTCAAAATGCAGAGGATACTGAAACTGGTAGAAGTGATTATATACAGGCATCAGGAGGAACAATAACTACTTGTGGAGATTATAAAATTCATCAATTTACAAGTCCAGGTACATTTACATTATCACAAGCAGGACAACCAGCAGGATCAAATTCTTTAGATTATCTTGTTGTTGCAGGTGGTGGATCTGGAGCAGGATCATCATTAGGTGGTGGTGGAGCTGGAGGTTTTAGAATGGCATCTGCTGGTTTACCAACACCAGGAATGGGAGGATCAGGAAATTATCCAGTAACAATAGGTGCAGGAGGTGCGGCTTCACCTGGACAAAACCAAGGTTCAAATTCAATTTTTTCTAGTATAACATCTGCTGGTGGGGGTGCAGGTGGTAATTCACCACCAAGTCAAAATCCTGATTTATCTAAAGGAGGATCAGGTGGGGCAATAGGTAGGGATGCTTATCTTGCAGGAAGAACAACAGCTAATAATGGAAACTCACCTCCAGTTTCTCCACCTCAAGGTAATCCAGGTGGTGTTTATGCATACTCAGGACCATCAACTTTAGGTTCTGCAGGTGGAGGTGGACATGCAGGATCAGGTGGTAATGGAAGTCCAGGAAATAATGGAGGTGCAGGAGGGGCAGGTTCACCAGCGGCACCAGTATTTGGCTCTGCACCAAAACCTTTTTATATTGGAAATGGTCCTGCAAATGGAGCATCTGCGTGTGGACAATTCGCTGGAGGAGGTGGTGGTGGAACATATCCATCAGGAGGTCCAGGAGGTACTGGTGGAGTTGGTGGTGGAGGAAATGGTGGTGGAGGTCCTACTGCTACTGCTCAAAATAATGGTACTGCTAATACAGGTGGTGGTGGAGGTGGAAATCATGGTCCACCTTATGATGGAGGAAGTGGTGGTTCAGGAATAGTTTTGATAAGATATAAATTTCAAAATTAGTTGATAAAAATATTAATTATGATAAGGAGATAATATTATGGCACACTTTGCAAAAATAGGAATGAATGGAAAAGTTATCCAAGTATTAACTATGGATAATGAAGAAATGAAAGATGATCAAGGTAATGAGGTTGAAGCTAAAGGTCAAGAGTGGTTAGAAAGACATAATAACTGGCCTGCTCAGATGTGGATTCAAACTTCATACAACACTTATAACAACAAACATTCATCAGGTGATGATTCAAAAGCATTTAGAGGAAACTATGCAGGTATAGGTTATGAGTGGGATGAAGATAATAATATTTTTTGGCCAAAGAAACCTTTTCCATCATGGGTAAAAAATACTACAACTGCTAGTTGGCAATCACCAATAGGTGATGCACCTGAACTAACAGAAGAACAAATAGAAGATAAAAAATCTTATAATTGGAATGAAGATAATCAAAGTTGGGATTTGACAGATTCTCCAGCATAAGATACTAATTTAATGTATGGTGGACATTAAACAAAACATACTTTCAAAAATAGATTTATATAGTGGTAATATTTCAATGCCAAAAGGTTTTGAAATAGATAAAGATCAATTACAAAAAAATATTTTAGAACATATAATTCAAGATTGTACATTTCCTTTTTCAAAAGAATGGGATAAATTAAATACTTATTTAAGAGAACATATAAATTTAGAATATGGTTTTACTATTATAAATAAACTAACTACTGGTTTTATGTTTAAACCAAATGAATCTAATTTTCCTGAAAGTGAAAACAATAAAGTTGATTTAAGAAACTCACCTGATTATGTTATGTTATATGGTGTAAATGTAGAAAATTGTAGTATAAGAATTTATTATGATGATAATAGAAGAGCAGGTAGAAGTTGGGATATACCTTTAAAAAATAATAAATTTATTATGTTTCCTAGTACACTTATATATCACATATCAAACAATCAAAAAGAACAACTAAATTTTATTCTTAAAACAACTTATGAATATATCTAATTATTATTGGTATTTTAAATCAGCACTTACACCTAAATTTTGTGATGAAGTAATACAATATGCTAATCAACAAAAAGAAGTAATTGGTCTAACTGGTGACTATGAAGATAAAAAATTAAACAAACAAGAAGTATTAGATTTAAAAAGAAAAAGAAATTCTAATTTAGTGTGGTTAAATGATCTATGGATTT